GGCACGCACACTGAGTTAAGAAGAGAAATCTTGACAGTCGGAACCATGTCCAAGCATGGAACCAAGACAGCAATTTGCTGTAGCACCGCCTGCCTTGTCGTCGTAATACCTATCTTATGGCGTCGCAAGTCGAAGGCGACGGGGTTCCTGGAACGCTTAGTTTCGGGATACCTCAGTGCAAAAGCTGAGCGTCCGGCCTTCCGGCCGGAAGTTCAGCGGTCCCAGTTCAACGCCCTGGATTTAATTCAGGCCCGCGTGAACACCGAGCATACGCACGGTGTCAGCGCGGCGTCGCGAACCTCTGCACGCAACTTCTGCGTGAGGCTCGCCGCGGCCATTGGACTTCGACCCTTCTTCTTCCAAACCTCGCGTTCCAACCAGCGCCGAGGATTTGAAGGTTCCAGAGTACAATTCTGGGACAAGGACTTCAACGCCGACCATGTCGTCAGCGTCCCCACGGACGAACACATGGTTGCAATGATCGATGTGGACTACTACGTCGACATGCATAGCGCCCTGGCTGACAACTTTCAGCCAACCATCCTGTACTCCCTTCAGCCGGATGCAGCCGCTGCTTCACGCGCGGACTACTCATTCACGTTTCAACCGGACCAAACCGTTGACTACGTCGTGAGTGGTGGTGGGCGCTACCGGCACACCCTCTGGACATATGGTGTAGACAGCTTACGGGTCAGCAAGACCATCTTCGGCATCCCGTACAAATCAGCTACCTACCTGGTTGATCGACGCAAGGTCTCCGACGACCACTACCTCATCAACCTCACTCCAGTGGCCCGCTGGGTTGGCCTCAACGCCATCCTCAGCACGCTAGTCAGCAACACACCTCTAACTCGCTTTGAGCCAGTCGATGGTAAGTTCACCCGGATCTACATCCAAGGGAAGAACGACCTCCAAGTATCGACGGCCATTGCGGGGACACACGCGTGCGGGACCATCCCCGCTAGCGTTGACGACGCTATCGCCACCCTGGCGGAGTTCCAGTCTGTCAAGCTGACCCAGTCAGCTGTGTTGAGCCTGATCCCTGATGGCGACATTGTCCAACGGCGTGTAGCAAGCACGCCCCTTCTGGCATACCATCTGACGCAAGCGCCTCGCAACGGGCGCGCGTACGTGTTCCCCGTCGAGGAAGCAGTACGCATGTATCAGAAGGTGTCAGACGTCCAAGACCTGGACGCTAAACCCACGCTCACCGCCTTCATGTCCCCAATCATACACGGGGCATTCGCGCCATCCGACACGCTAGCCAACGAGCAGTGGTGTATTAAGACACGAGTCACCGACCTCAAGTCTGCACCGCTCAAGCTCACAGCGTACATGGACGAATGCATGCGAGAATTCGCGGAGATGCTCGTACCTGACGCGCACAGTCTGGATCCCTGCGATCTCAGCCGCGTCTACGAACAGCAGAGCCGACCAACGCAGCGACGCATCCTCGAAGCCTCCGAGCTCGAGACGCCACGCCGCAAGTTCAAATGCTTTAGCAAGCGCGAGGCCAACGCCAACTGCAAGGACCCTCGGAACATCAGCACTATCAACGGACCCGACAAACGTGACTTCTCACAGTTCGTGTACCCGTTCAGCGACCTACTGAAACAAGCCCCGTGGTACGCTTTCGGCAAGACTCCCATCGAAATCTCACAGAGAGTGGTCGACGTCTTGGCCGAAGCAGACACCGCGGTTAACACAGATTTCAGTCGCTTTGACGGACGCATCTCGAACCTGTTGAGACACCTAGAGACTATCGTCTTCACTCGGGCGTTTAAACAGTGCTACCTTCCGGACCTTCTGGACCTCCTCCGCTCACAGCAGAACTTGACCGGCACGGGCCGCCACGGGACATCGTACCCAAGCGGCACGTCGCGCGCATCCGGCTCTCCCGAGACATCATCCAGCAACACCTTCGACAACGCATTCGTCGGCTACTTCGCCCTACGCTCCGAGCCTTACCTCGGACGCCGGCGCACGCCTCAGGAGGCGTGGGATGCCCTAGGCATCTACGGTGGCGACGACGGCATGACACCTGTTGTGTCGACACAGGCATATGAGCGTGCCGCTTCCCAGCTTGGTCTCAAGCTGGAGTGCGACCAGGTCAAACGGGGGGAGTTCGGCATCACTTTCCTGGCCCGCATCTACGGGCCAGATGTGTGGTACGGAGACACATCGTCCTGCTGCGACATTCCGCGGCAGCTCTCCAAGTTTCACACCACCGTGAATCTACCGTCTGGCATCACGCCAACCATGAAGCTTCAGGAGAAGGCCCGCTCCTTCTACCTGACGGACAAGAACACGCCCATCATCGGGGAACTGGCGACGAAAGTCGTCGAGCTCTTTGGTGTGACCGCCTATGACGAACGGCTTCGTCTTATGGCGCGGTGGGACACCAACGGACCGTCATCCGTCCAGTATCCCAATGACAAGCAACCCTGGATGGCAAACTACTGCCACGAATCACTGGCCAAGCTACAATTCGACCACGGCGCCTTCAACGCGTGGATCCAGGAAGCCACTCCCGAGACCATACTCAGTCCCCCACTGTGCGCCTTGCCAGTGGTGGCCGCCGCCAAGGTGGACGTCAACGTCGACGGATCCATTACGGTAGCGGCTGGGGCCGGTAAGGCCAAGAAGTCACGGCGCAGGCAGCCGAAGCCTGCTGCCGCTAAGAAGAAGAGAGCCGCGCGCGCCCCGCGCGGTGAGAAGCCCAGCTCTTGAGCTGGGACCACGGGGAAGAGCAGGCCTGTTACTTGGACAGGCCCGTCATATTTTAGCTACATTAGCTCCTACCCTTACAAATTGACAAAGATGGTTAATCGCACTCGCACCCCGCGGATTGTAAATGCTCCCGCAGCCCGAGCCAAGGCTCCGGGTCGCTCGAGCAAATACCCCGCGGTACCATTCACCGGGACGGAACGTCTCACGTCGATCGCACCAACGACCGCTGACGGCTCTAGTTTCATTCGTACCTTCGATTGGAACCCTGGGCTGGCCAGCACGTTTTCAGCAGGACATCACCAAGCCCAGAACTTCGATAAGTATTCGATGCTCGCGGGCAACGTTATCCGGTACACACCAGCTTGCTCCACTCTTACAAGTGGCAGTGTGTATATTCTGATCGATTACGACCCCAACGACCCCGCCCCCGCGACCGAGATTGAGTTCGCCGACAACGAGCTCACCAAAACCTGTTCCATGTATTCTTCAATGTCCGCCCCAATCGATCTGGGACAGTTGGACAATTGCAAGATGCTCATCAGGGAGGGACCCAGTTCGACTGACAAACTGCTAACTGACCCGTGTGCCGTCCACGTCGGCGCATTCGGTTATGGCAGTGAAGCAGCCGCGGAGGGATTGGTGCTTGGACACCTTCACATCGATTACAGGGCGAAACTACATGTCCGGCAGCCGGTCCAATCAATGCCCGCTCCGCCGCGCAACGTCCTATCGTTGACCTATGCCAGCGCAGAAGTACCTGCGGGCGTCACACTTTTGGCGTCCAATACGGAGCCGCTCTACAACTCACTCGGTGCCACCGTCGCCGGAGGAAACATTCTCCTCCCGCCCGGCGCTTATGAGGTTCATTGTCGGCTTGGTATCACCATACCTTCTCAACCCGGGAACACTTTCATCCGCATGAAATACGTCCTGGGTGGTGTAGATGTCCCCCAGTCCCAGTCAGATTTCAACGAAATTCCTGTCGCCGTTCGCAACACGACCCTCGACAGCAACCGCATCATAGTTGTTGAACGAGGCCAAGTGCTCAACATCGTGATCGACCACGATCACACTTCCACTGTTCGTGTTTCCAACGCCCGATCGTTGTTTACTGCACGTCTTATCTGATGTCAACACGTTCATCTCGCAAGTCGAGAGGCTCACGCTCCAAGAAGCGCAGAGTCGTCGACTTTGATGTGGCGTCCGCTCACAGCTCAGACCTCTCGGGGTTTTCGAGCTTGCCGACGCCAGTGCCTAAGCCCGCGCTTAGCCGAACTCCGACCACGTCGAGGGAGCCCAAACTAACAGGGTTTTCTGCGTGGAAGTCGCTGCCCGACGGTCGTTACAACTTCACGAACAACCGCTGGCACGGGGCCCCTTGGCCCAAGTACTTCTGGTCTCCTAACACTAACATGTACGAGATCATCGGAGGCAAGCTCTACAGCTGGCCTGACC